GAAAATCTTTTCTTTAATAATTTATCTCTATTTAGTTGAACTTTTATTAAACCACGATTTATAATTTTATTACCATGCGTAGCATATGTTTTTTTCATATTATGAGTTGCTAATAATCTAATACTATTAACTTTAAATGTACTATCAACACCATATTTTTTAAATACCGCTTCTTTCGACTTTTTAATTCTAATTTCTTTATTTTCTGGAATACTTTGCCAAATTTCTCTACATTTTTTAGAACAAAATTTTCTTTCATATTTTATTCTTTCAATAAATAATTTATTACATATTAAGCAATGTCTATTTTCTTTCGATTTTTTCTTTTTATTTAAACCAGAGCATTTATATGAACAAAATTTTTTCTTTTCTTTCTTTTTTGATTTAAAAATCTTTTCACAATACTCACACTTTTTTTCAACATAAAATTTATTATCTTCTTGTGCTCTATGTGCTAATTTACAATCTTTAGAACAAAATTGTTTTTCCCTTCCTTTTTTTACATAAAAAATATTATTACAATGTTTGCAAATTAAATTAACTATTGTTGCCATATATGATGAATTTATATTTTTACTAACCAATTCGGTTATGCAAATATAAATACTTTAAATAAATAAAAAAAGCCATTAAATATATATTTAATGGCTTTTTAATATAAAATTATAAATTATGCCCCAACATCAGCAAATGATGCACCAGAAGGAGTAATTGTAAATGTAATTCCAATAAATTCAACAGCACGTGTTGGTTTTAAGAATATTTCACCATACAATTCGTTTCTATCCATTGTTTCTGGAGTATTATTTGAATTATCCATTTTAATTCTAAAGTCATTCAAACCTCTTTCTCTCTTAATACTGTCAAGAATAGGATTTGCTTTTGCCAAGAATTGGTCAATTGTTGTTTGGTCATTTTGTTCAAATACAAGTCTGATAGCAATATTTGCAATAAGAACTTTAATTTGAAGTAATAATCTACGAACATTGATTCTATCAAGTGCACTTTCTTTAACTTGTAAAGTTTTTTGTCCGAAGATTGCTGTACCTGCTTCTGCAAAATCAGCCATTGGGTTAATTCTACCAGCATATAAAATATCACGAGCTTCTTGAGACAATTTGTATCTTGATTTAATTGCATTAGTTACACCACGATTTAAACCAGCAGGTGCAAACCAAGGAAATTTTACATTATCTGTAAATGCCATTGCTCTTACAACTTCGCCAGTAGCTGGAATATAAACATTAACATTATTTTGATTATCTCTTATTTGAATCCAAGGGAAATATGTACATGAATAACTACTATCAATATCAACATCATTAAGTAATTCCACAACTTGTTGAGCAGCTTCTACATCATCAGGAACACCAGTATTACCATTATTTGTTATATTTATATCAATATTTGGTGAATCAATTACATATAATGAATCGGTTCTTTGTTGTTCAATCATATCAATTGTATCTTGAACTAAAATACTTTGGTCTGACCAGTTAATACCCGGAGTTGAGAAAAGATTAATTGTAACTTGTTCTGGGTTTGAAAATGTATTTATTGCTGTTTGCCATGCATGAAAATCATTTGTTGGTATTGTTTCTGGATGACCGGGATGACCACTAAATATACCACCCTGTTGATAACCATCACCATATGAACGGTCTTCACCATTTATACCTCTATTAACATCCCATCCATCAAAACCACGAGCAGGAACAAAAGTGAATTTTCTTGTTTTAATACTATAATATGGATTTAGTGGGTCATTGGTATCAAGATATGTTTGTATTTGTCCCGCACCAACTTCAAATTGACCAATATATATTGTACCATTAGTATATATACCAGTTGCACCAGAATCCATATGGAATCCTTTTGTTTTAACAAAACCGTTTTGACCATTATAATTAAAAAAGTTCTGATTAATACCACTACCAGTTGAATTGGTACTATCATAACCATGTTCAGAAATACCTAAAAATACTTTATTTACTTTATCAGTTTCGCTATATTTTGTTTTATAGAAAATTTTTGGTGGGATACCATTAGTTGTTGGGTCACTTGTTGCTGACATTGCATAGTCATTAAATTCATAACCTTCAAAACCTGCAGGAAATACATCATTTGGAATATCTGTTGCAAGTTCAACCATAATATATTTACTTGCAAGATTATAAATACCATCAGTAGTACCAATTTTCTGTGCAATATAACTACTAAGTCCTTCAATCATTGTACATTTTGAATATGTTTCAAGTACTATTGGACTTGCATCAGTATCGTTAAAATCACGAACAACTACATCAAATTCATAAGTGTCTGGATTAATATTAACAATACTTATTTTAATTTCATCATTTGCAGCATCACCATCAGAAATACTAATAAATTTGAATAATCTATTAACATGATTACCCATTAATTGAGATACAACCCAAGGAGTTTCAGGTGTTTGGAATCCAATTTTATAATTTGTAAAATTATTTGAAGTGGCAGTAATTAATGTTGTATTAATACCATAACCAATACCTTCTGAATCTAATTTCTGAATAAGGTCAGGATAAATTGCTTGAACCCAAATTTTTGTTTTTTTGTCTTTTGGTGCTGAACCAATTACATTTGGTAAGAAACTACTTGAGTTTGGATTTAATGATACTGTATAATATTGTGTACTTCCAGTACTATATGCTCTTAGCATAAATTGACTAAATAAATCACCAACACCAATATTTGTAGTATTACCACTTACAGTAAGTATAGTTGTATCAAATGTTGTAAGTTGAGTACTATGTGGTTGAATTATTGAAGTACCTCTGCTTCTAATTACAGCTAACACCATATTTTCATATTGACTATATGAAGTACCTGTAAATAATGTTACTTTATCTCTAGTTGTACCACTTCCAGTCATACTCAATGTAGTTGCAGTAAATGTGTGTACATATTCAGTAAATGTATTACCAAGATGTTTAGTAAATCCTGAAGAATACGTACCTGTTTGACCCTGATACATCAATGCGACACCCAAATATTGGTTATTTGTAAATGTATGGGTTGAAACAACAGGAATTCCACTTGATGCAACAGTACTTGGGTCAACACCAGCACTTAATGTTATTGCCCATGCATTTCCAGCATCATATCCACTAAGTCCTAATACTCTGGTTACCCAAAGTTGATTAGTTTCACTAAGATATGAGTTGGCAACATATGGTAATTGATATTGGAGATTTCCATTTGAAAGTTTTTGTGTGCTTTGTCCACCAAATCTGCTTGTGAATTGAGTTGAATCTTGAACGAATACAGGTTCAAAAGCAGGTCCTTTAAGTGTTTCTCCTACAAGACCCAAACAGGTAATTCCCACATTACGTACAACATACGTTAAATCACGTTCTTTAAATTTTACACCCGGTGAGGTGAATACAAATTCTGCCATGTTATTTAATTATTTTATTTTTCATTATTATTTTTCATTTTATAAACAATGCCTTATTGTTTTTCAAATAAATACTAAAAAATAATTGAAAAGAAGATTTGTCTTAATTATTATCATCTTGTTATTTTGTTCATAAATCCAGATTTTATCAAATTTTATTTATTTCGGTTTATATTTTTAAAAATTTCAATTTTTCTATCTTAAATTCTTTTAAATTCTTCCAATAAAATTTTATATTTATTTTAAAAAAAATTTTATTTTTAAAAAATAAGTATTTATATTTGTAGCACTAAATATTATAAACATATGAAAAATATTATAAAAAATATAATTATTGATAATAATACTAATAATATTATATCACGAAGAGCAACAGAATCATTTTTTAAAAAAAATTATAATGAAATTTTTAATCAAATAAACAATCAATTCAATTCAACCATATCATTTAATGCAAAATTATATTTATTGTTTTATGATATTCATGAAATACCTTTATGTATTATTTGTGGAAAACCAGTTAGATTTAAAAAATTTAGTGAAGGATTTTCAAAATATTGTTCAATGCAATGTATTGGAAAAGACAATAATATTAAAATCAAAAGAGAAAAAACATCAATAAAAAACTTTGGATTTAAATATACATTACTTTCTGAAGAAAAAAAAGAACAAATAAAACAAACCAATTTAGAAAGATATGGTATTGAACATCCGCAACAATTAGATAGTGTTAAAGAAAAAACAAAACAAACTAATTTAAAAAAATATGGTGTTGAACATCATCTTAAATTAAAATCTCAACAAGAGAAACAAAAACAAACCAATTTGAAACGATATAATGTTGAAAATCCAATGCAGAATATTCAAATTAA